CACATAGTTTTTCTTAAACGTATAATAAAATAAGTAATTCACTCATTAAAATAATACTCCTATATTTTAATGAGGGTACATACCTTAGACATAGATAGTGGAGAAAGAGATCCCGTTTCTTATTCAAATCCTGCAGACTATGTTGTTAAATTAAGAACACCTGTTTATGAAGTCACGAAAATTTCATTAATATCAGCACGTATTCATAACAGTCAGTTTCTCATACATTCTCGAAATAATCAAATGGAAGTGTTAACAATTGGTGGGGGTGGGGGTACTCAGACTGTAACTATACCCGTTGGAAATTATAGCGGTCAAGCACTTGCTGACGCTATAAAACTGAATTGTACAGTTATAACTGGTGCGACTTTTGATAAAGATACAAATGCAATAACGTTTACATGTAACTCAGGTGATTTTACATTCAAATTCTATTCGGGTAAGAATGGGTATAATACAAACGTTACAGGGTATACTACACCACATGATATACTTGGTTTACCAGCATCTGATATTTCATCGAGTAGTTCTTCGTTGACGACTGGTAGTATTAATTTACAGGGTGCAGACGCAATAATTGTAAAACTGAGTAGTGGATCCGATGAATTTAATAAGACTGTATTTTCGGATACACCTTTTTATACTGGACGAATACTCATGTGTGGAGACGTAATTAACTATTCTGGTGTAGACGACGCTGTCGAACATAATTTTGATAGTGGGGTACAAAAAACAATATCAAGTTTACGTGTTCAATTTTATTATAGTAGTAATAATCGTCTCATACCTTACGATTTTAGAAATGCGAATCATATACTAAAATTAGCAGTAACATGTTCTACAGATAAAATGGAAAATATACCTAGATCTAAACGAGGGGAGAGTTTACCTACACCTATGGAAATCCCCTATGAATTTAGAGAGGATGTACATAACTGGGATGCTTTTATACCTATATTTATGGTAGTCGCAGCAGGTTTATTTTTACTTTTAATTATAAAGAAACCTAAACGATTTGAACTTACTTAGTAACAGCGAACACCGGTTGCGCTGGCTTGTTAACCTTGGAAGACACTCTGGAAGTGACCATAAAGACAAAGATGGACAAGAGAGTGGTGAACAACGCGGTAAGCGTGTAGTTCATACCACCGTTCTTGTTAACCTTGATAACTTGGTTAACCAACCACCTAACCAAGTCAACCCAAGACAAGGCGGCGGCGAAGGAAAATCCAGCGACGATAGCATTGAGAGATTGCGACTCGAGTTCCGAGGCGACGAGCGTGATAGTTTCTTTGGCAGCAGACATTTTTTTATACTATAAATGTAGATTTTATTCTGGGAGGAAATTTTCGTCGAATAAAATTTTCTTATATTTTTTCGTATTTTTAAAGTACCCTTTCATATTTTTAATAGGTTTTTCCTTAGAGGAAGAATACCCTGACGATTCAGATTCTGTTTCAGACTCATTCTCGGTTTCGGTTTCAGTTTCTGAATCAGAGTCAGAGTCTTTATCCGAACTATCATCACAATTTGATATTTTAAAATATCTAATATCCTTGTCCCAACCTTCTAAATTAGATGTCTCCATTACTATCTATAGCATTTTTTAACATATGTTCTGTTGGGTTTTTCGGCACCCATGTACCCCAATTATCGTAGGCATTATTCATTTTAACGAATTTGTATTCTCGACCAGAATACCGTTCGAATTCGATGTCCTCTTCGTCTACTATATCCAATTCTTCTTCTTCACTATCTGAATCATCGTAAATTTCTGGGAAATGTGAACCCGTTTTCTTACCAACTTCATTCATGGCACAATATTTCATAGCGTATTCCATATCTTTACCGAGTATAGTATCACGACCACATGCTTTTGCGTATTCGGCCGCAAAAACAATGGCCTGTTCCATGACGGGTTGTATAACATCTATAGCTGTTTGTTGAAACTGTTCAACGAGTTGTGTTGTAGCATCTTTTTCTGATTGATTCATTGTATTAAAATAACGTTTGAGCAATACCGTTCTCCACTCGGAGTATATTATAACTATGCGCCAAAACTCTAAGTTCTCTTTGTGCTAAATTATCAGGTATTACTTTAAGTTTTAATATCTGATCTTTAACCATACTGAAATTTTTCTGACCTGTCGGATACCATCGTTCAGGTTCGAGTGCAAAACTATAAGAATAATACCTCCTAAAAAGTTGTGTCCGTGAATGGTGTATACCACTTTGTACAGAGCGTAAATTTATAACATTACCCGTTTCTTCATTTAAAATTTCTGAATCATCTAGAGACATTTTTAATGATTTGAGGTGTTCATAATTAACATATTCACCGTTATACGTTTTAAAATCCGAATCGTAATCGAAATTAGTAACAAAATGATTACCAGGTACCTTTCTAAGTCTTTGAATTATAAAAAATAACTCTTTTACAGGATTTTTAAAATTAAGGTTATGTTTAACATCGACTATAGAATCTATATTGGGATCTTGTGGTATTATATGTTTACTTTCCTGAATTTGTGTAATTATATAGTCTATTTTTTCAGATTTAATTTTTTTCTTTTCAATATTTGTTAATGATATCATTTCGGTAGTTATTTTCATGTTTTTAATGAGACCCTTTGTTGATACATTATTTGCTAAGTAACGAACATTATCATCATCAGCTGGACTGGTAGAATCATGCCCAAATATACAATCACCACGTTTTCTAAGTTTAATAACAATTTCAATTTCCTGTTTATCTATTGCACAAATGGGAATAGCGAGTTCGGGGTTATTGTAGAAATAAAAGGGTATATCAACGAAAAATTTTTGTTTTTGTGTTGCAAAACCTAAATATCCAGAAATTTCATGATTACATACAGGTGTACCTGAAAGTTCTTTGTCCTTTTTTCCAATAAGTTTAGATAAATTTTTCTGTTTCGTTTGTGTTACATAATTATCAGAATAAATAGCTAAAAAATCACTTGGTATTCTTTGAATTGTTTTACCACCGATTAGTATTTCGGCATACTCTATAATAGCATGTCCTATAGACTCCACATACCCAATACCTAATATACCATCACCACTTAGTAAGTTTTGTTGTATTTCCGATAATTCAAATTTTAAACTCACTGTTTTTAAAAGGTCACCTTGATCTTGGGGTATGGTACACCTTATAATATTATCAAATTCAATCTCACCTTCAACGTCTAAATCAACAAAGAACGGTGCAAAATTAGAATGTTTTTGAAAATTTTTTATGAAATAGGTATATTCTGGATCATCCGTGAAAAAAGCGTCCTGTGGACCAGATGTTTCTAATTGAACACGACCAGCCATTACTAGTATAACTGACTAAAATTTTAAACCTCCGAGACCGCTTTCGACGTGCAAAACATTATAGTTAACTGCATACACGTAAACTTTGTGTCCAAAACTTGAATCTGGACTATCGAGTTCTATTTCTATTAAATTATGTGCAATTCTACTCATATTAACTTGTCCTGTTGGATAGTATGTTTCTGGTTTTAGTGAAAAACTATACACACCGAAGTTATTTTCTGTAGTTCCTGTGTAATATTTTAGAGGTTGTTCATAGCTTAGCATTAAATTATCGGCGTCTATTATCGTATTATTATTAAATTTCATTATAACATTTTTAATCGGGTTATATTTAAATACATCATCACTTATAGCCACAAAAAACATTTCTTTCACGGGGTTTTTAAAGTTAAGCATACCAGACTTTTTCGTTTCCCCGGGTTTCATTTTGAACTGGGACAGTTGAATTTGTGTTATAACATATTCGATTGGGCGTGATAATAAGAAATTTTTTTCGTTTTCGGTTATATAAACGAAATCCGTTATTAATGAAACTTTTTTGAGTGAAGATGATACATCTGAAGGTGTATCTTCTATATCACCAGATGAAGTAGTGTACGTTACACTTATATCTTTCAGCTTTTTAAACTTTATTTCAACCTCGACGAGTTGTTTTGTTATAGCACACACGGGTAAAGCTAAACTCGGGTGTCTAAAAAAATAGAATGGTAACATTACACTATAATCCCAATCGTAAGAAACAGATATATAATCACCGTGACCAGATAAAAAATAAAGAGTTTGGTCGGTATCATCGTGATTGTTATGTATCTGGTTATACATGTATATATAATCACCAGTTATACGTTCAATTGTTTGACCACCTATACGTAAGTCTGCGTATTCTATTATCTGCGCACCTACAGATTCCCGGTACCGAAGACTTTTCACGTTTATCTGACCACCCATATTAGGGTGATTGTGACAGTAATAGTATAAAGTTGATGGTGCACCCACTGGTACGACGAATGTAACAGTGCCATTTTCTGTTCCATCACCAGTCACACCCGTATCATACACAGAACCACCATTACGGGTTCCATTAATCGTTTCAGATAGATAAAATGGATGCCCACCCGCGTTCACATTAAAAGTATATGTGGTACCTTCGTATAAAGTTAATGTTGCCTGTTGAACACCATCTATAAAGTATCTATTCCCACCACTTACAGATTGGAACGTTACATTAAAAGTTTTGTTTGGTACAGTAGGTTGAGGTAAAGTAAATTTCAACATCATACTCCTGATAAGATCGCCTTTATTAGCTGGTATACGAGATTCTAGTGACTTATCGAAATTAGGTTCTCCATCAAAAGGCGTTTCCGTAGCTTCTATAGAGAATTTAGTATGTCTTTTAAAATTTACCAGGAAATACGAAAATTCAGGTTCCCCCGTAAGCCATTGGTCCTGGATACCCGTGGCAGCAAGGTTTATTCTACCAGACATTCTTACTCTATGTGAGTAAAATTTTATAAAATAAAACGAGGCGATATATTAGATTAGATGAATCTTCAACTTCGAAAATTCAAACCCGAGGGTATGGCTGATGATAAAGTTTGTGTATTTATTGGCAAGCGTAATACGGGTAAGTCAACACTTGTTACTGATATCCTGTATCATAAAAAACATTTACCAGCAGGAATAGTTTTATCAGCAACTGAAGAAGGAAATCATTATTATCAACAGTACATACCCGACCTATTCATATACGGAGATTACGATAAAGAAGCTATAGAACGTGTTATGGATAGACAGAAGAAACTCGTGGGTGCAGGTAAACCAAATTGTGGTGCGTTTCTGTTATTAGACGATTGTATGTACGATTCAAAATTTATGAAAGATACGTGTATCCGTCAATGCTTTATGAATGGTCGTCACTGGAAGATATTTTTCATGTTAACTATGCAATACTGTATGGATCTACCACCGGCACTCAGGGCGAATATAGATTACATTTTCATTTTACGTGAGAATATCATTCAAAATCGAGAGAAGTTATATAAAAACTTTTTTGGTATATTTCCAACATTTGAATTGTTCAATAAAGTTATGGACTCATGTACAGAGAATTACGAATGTCTAGTTTTAGATAATACATCAAAGAGTAATAGAATAGAAGATTGTGTTTTTTGGTACAAGGCAACCTTACGTAAAAACTTTAAGGTCGGTGCACCACAATATTGGCAAACGCATAAGAAGATGTTTAATCCGAGACATGGTAACATGAAGATTGGTGATCGTAACTCAGTTAAAAAAACGACTCCAATAAAGGTCATTAAGAAGAAATGATAATACGAGATTTATCTAGAAAAATATGTACAGCTTTAAAAATAACACCAATACTACCCACTAAAAATATATCATTGGTATATCCAGCGTATAACGAAATAAATACTCCTACGTATAACACAGACGACGGGTATCGTATATTGGTCGATGTATGTCATGAAACAAAAACGGTATACATAGATCACGACATGTCTAATTATGATGAATTAAACGATTTACCTAGAATAGTAAAAACATTTGGTTGTTTGTACCCAAATTATACTTTACGTAAATAATCCAGGCTATCGCGTAAACGTAAAAAAACGAAAAACACATGTTATGGTATATGACAGACGTTTATACTATGAATCTTTCTGAAAATTCGGACGGTATGGTTAATTTGAATAATAACAAATCGACTAATTTTATTGCTAATAATCAATCAAATTCTTTACCTCCAACTACATTCTCTCCACATCAACAGCAACAAGAAATGCCGAATATTTCGCTCGAAAAAAATCTAAGTGAAAATAAACAGATAATGGATTCTACGTCAATTTCCGATATAATGGGACAACCAGAAGCACCACTCGAACCACCAATGATGGCACAAGATCCTCGCATGACACAAATGCAAATGCAAGCACCAATGATGCAAGCACAAGCGCCACAACAAGTAACACAGCAAGCTCAGTCAACTAACAATAAAGGTAACAGTAATCCATTTAATTTAACGGATGAACAGTTTCAAGTTCTCGTAGTCGCAGTATGTACTGCGATAGCAATTAGTAAGCCAGTTCAAGAAAAACTCGCGAACTTCGTACCATCGTTTCTTAACGACCAAGGGAACCGAAGTATGATTGGTTTAGCGTCAACTGGTGTAGCTGCCGCAATTGTATTTTACGTTATTAAAAAATACACTTAATTATGCATTATTTATAGAATTTGAGTAAAACCCTTCTAATCCTTTATCTCTTGTTAAGATAGGATAAGCAAGAATCATACCAATTACAAACCCAGTTACGCGAAGTGAATAGACAATACCTGTACTTCTCGCATCTTTCCCGTAATTCTTATAATGTTCTTGTATTTTCTTATCGAAAACTTGCGTGACAAGTATAGCAAAAAGGTACGCTAAGAATGATATCACGACAAGACCCTGAAAGTCAAGGGACGCGTACCCGAAAAATGCACCACCTTTCATTAACCTATTAATGAAAATGGGCGCGATTAAATGTAGGAGTGTCATGTTAAACCAATAGTTATCGAAGAGTAATGGGGAAGTGTTCATACCCATGAGAAGAGTCCAAAGAAAAACAGACGTACCAAGACCTTTATATGTTATTCCGTTTTCGGACATTATTATTTAATAGTAACAAAGATTATTTATCCTGTACATACTTATTACAAAACTTAGTTTTCTTTGGAATTTCTTCGTATATACCTAAATCTACACACATTTCGCGTAATTCTTTAAAATTTTTCCAATACTCTTTACTATGTGAATACTCGTCTACAGTGGAGTGTGCGAGTTCGTGTAAAAGAACGTGGAAAATTTCATTCGAATCACCGTCTATACACAAACCTATTTCAGTTCCCTTGTTCGTGTTATATCCTACAGCCCCTTTAGCAATACTGTAATGTGCCGTTATGGGTACTTCCGTCTGTAACATTTCAAATTTCTTATTATCGGTTTCTATGAGGTGTTCCCTGATAATTCTATACTTTTCACGAACCTCGGTTATTTCCTGTGGTTCTTTCGTATTTATGAATAGTAACACGTTTATGATAATGAGGAGTAACGCAACTATCATCTTACCATAAACCTATATAAAAAATCAAATTGAAAAAAAAGTAGAAATGATACGTAAATTTATTGATTTTTTAACGAAACCCGAACCACGACCCGTTCTGGGACGGTGGGCGGTAAAATCGTGTAGTGAACTACTCACGTCCATAAACTCCGTCTACCAGAACCGCGACCATTGCGGTGACGTAATATGTCACGAACCCAAAAAAGCAGAAGAATATATTAAAACTAATAAAAATACCAAGTAAAGGTATATGAGTAACTCCAACCCCAATGTTCCTCAGGAACTTCGTAACCTTGGTGTTAGGAACATGAATATTACAGTCCTTAATCTATCACGTAAAAACTTAACCAATTTACCATCATCTATTGGTAAACTTAAAAACCTTACGATACTTGACTTGGAGGATAATCGTTTAAACTCGTTACCATCATCTATTGGTAAACTTAAAAACCTTATGTATATTGATTTGGGGGGTAATCGTTTAAACTCGTTACCAGAATCAATATTCAAACTTAAAAAACTTGAAGAACTTAGATTGTCTCAAAATTATTTAGAATCGGTACCACGACAAATCGGTAACCTTAAAAAACTTACGTATCTTGGATTGGCTGGTAATAAATTAACATCGATACCAAAAGAGATCGGTAAGCTTAAAAAACTCGATGTACTTTTTTTAGGCTTTAATAAGTTAACCTCGTTACCAGATGAGATCGGTCGTCTTCCAAACCTGACAGCCATTTATATACATAGTAACCCAAACCTTAGAATCATACCAAAATCACTTGATCGATCTGGTTTAAGCATTACTAAGAGTAGTTGGACACGTTTTGAACATATACCACTTAGACCTGTACAACGTAGAAACGTACCCCTAAACACTAATCGTAACGATCCTATATCTGGGTATATTTTTAGTGTCGGTAATAATGCCTTAAACCTCGGATACAATAAGTACTTAACTGAAAAATCACTTCTAAACTGGATAAAAACGAAAAATAATAAAACTAATATCACTAATATTAACACTTTATACAGTCTTAGCCCAAACACAAATATCGTTTCAAATCCATTTACACGACAACCATTATTTAGAAGAAACTTAAATTTCGTCAAGTTTGTAAAACCAAACACACCGAACACTCTCGCGAAAAAACTAAACAATACGAAATTAAATAACATACCAAAAACACCAAATTCACGAAATAACATGAGAAAAAAGGCGGGTAACGCCGCTCAGAGTAGACGTACAAATGTCAATAATAATAACTAATCATTTCTTATACACAAACCTAAATTTACTATACAAATCCGAAACCGGGTTCCCTTTAAGATCTTCCCACAGTGTTAAAGTAAACCCCAAATTTTCCATTCGCGTGAATAACATATCTTTATGCGCTATTGGTTCGACTTTTGGTCCATCGGCATAATACGGCGTATCGGCTAAATGGACGTATAACTTTTCCCCAAAGTTCCCCGAACTCGTATGTTTCATTAGAAAATAGTTCCCTAACTCGTCTTTTACGGGTGTGTTCATGATAATCTTATCGGAATTCGGTACGATCCCTATGAATTGACCACCGGGTTTAAGTCTATTCTTAATTGCTAATAAAGACGTCTCGAATAACTTAGACGATTCGAATATATAGTGTAACGCAAAGTTATAACATATGACATCGTATTTCCTTTGTGGACATGCGAATATATCACCTTCGTAAAAGTTGACGCGTATTTTCATATTCTTTGCGCGCGACTTAGCCTGCTTAAGTGAGTCTGGGTTTGGTTCACACATACTTATATTTGCCCCCGCGTGTTTCCACTTTTGGAGATCACCACCGAATCCACATCCTACATCCAAAATACTGTCGCCTTCGCGGGTAGCCGATTGGATGAGGAGACGCTTAGACTCGTTATGATACTTTCGTATCTCCTCCATTTATCTATAATGGGTTTTCTTTTTTAAGTGATTAAACGGGTGTATTCCCATAAACATTACACTTGACCCTTCGATATTTAAATGAATGTTTTGTAAACATATATAGCTTCTGGTCTTTCTTCGGGGTCACCATACCCCATTGATTTTAGATACTGATGTATCTCTGAATCTTCAGAGAAATTATGTATTTCAATAAGAATAGAAGGTTTATACTTCTTAATAGTTTCAGACGCACCCTTCAAAACCTGTAACTCGTGACCTTCAACATCAATTTTAATAAACGAAGGAACACCCGTATAGATATCATCTAGTCTTTCACAATTGACATCTATACCTTCACCTCTCCCGTCATCTGTATGATGAAAACTAGTTCCACCATAGTTTATTAATACATTAGATTGAGATCCATGAGATGGTATATGAATTTTTGTAAAAGATTTTTCGTCTGAGAGGGCACATGGAATAACTTGAACCGGGTACCTCAAAGAGTTACTCTTGACATTTAGTTCGATTAATTTATAATACAATGGTTCAAACGATAGCACAGGACCATAATCTGAAAATAGTAAAGTGTTATAACCAATATTTGCCCCAATGTCAATGATATCTGTACCAGGTTTATGCAGCATACGTACATCGCGTCGCATAAACCTATCCCATTCATGTCCTTGCGCAATCGATGGTCCTATATATTCGTCGTCTGAAATAACATATACATTGTAAACCCCGTTGTTTACTAGATTGTAACTTAATTGCATATTTCTTTTAATACAGTGTAAAACTTTAAACATTTTTAAAATGGAATTACTAAGGTTAATTACACATTCTTTTTGAATAACCAATAACTGCACACGTTATTCTCTTACCGGCGTGTCCAGTTTTTAAACTATCACTGTGATTACCTAAACCTAAATCATCCATATCTTCGTGTATAACCAAAGACCTTCCTATTATATTAGCTTTAGTTCCTCTTAATTTTATTAAATTATCTACCATTCTAAAAGTGGCGTTACCACGTCCATCAAAATGAATATTACCCAAATCTCCAACGTGCCTTTCCTTAGATTTAGGACCCCCGTGTTTTTTATTATATGGATTGAAATGTCCACAAGCACCCATACACTTATCAGTTAGATCACCCGCTTCGTGTATATGAAACCCGTGCGAACTATTTTTGTACTTATTTGATTTTAATACCCCCCTGATTATAACTTTACCCCCCTTTTCTTCAAATTCCACAACACCCTTGATGTTAATATGGTTAAAAAATGTTGTCGCTATAACCATTTATTAATGTATAAGATTTAATTTTTTTCTCTTTTGTCGATACCAATATTGATATTTTGGACAGTAACCATAAACTTTTCGTTATTTGTTCGTAAACGCTTGATACTTTTTATTAATTCCGAATTACCATATTTACCAATGTGTAATATACTGTTATTTTGAAGTATGTTATTCTCCACGAAATTTAAATATTCAGTTAACCTTTCGTTAAAACATAACATGTATTCCTGTTCATTTTTGGTAATAAATTTACGATACGGTCTCTTAAAAATCATATATTCTGATACGTTTTCATAAAAATCATCGTTATTACCACCATAAAACATATCGATGTAATCCTTTTTACCAACTTTTTCATACGTTTCAATTTCATCCCATTTTTTTAGATTTTTTACCATATAGTCTTCCAAATAACATTTTAACAAATCGAAGGTCGAATAACCCATTCTTTTTAATTCGGTGTTATTTTTATGCGATGTACCAAACGATTTTTCCATTATTTTCGTGCACGCAAAACACCATAATCGTAAATTATTAGTCTCTCTGCCTAATTTAAACCAATATTTAACATGTTCTTCTTCACTCGTATCACTGAGTGATATATAAGGGTTTACAAATTTTAGAACGTGGTCGACCACATCCCTATTTAAAGGTTCTTCTAATTCGCGAACCGCGTTTATTTCTTCGTTCTTTTTAATGTAAGATTCAGGTACCATTTTTGTTATTGTTTTGATTTTACTTTTAAAATAACAGTTACTTAGGCACTATATTGCTCTTCTTCTTTGAATATACATGAGTATGAATGATAAAATTATAATAATCATAAAAACTTGTGTTATTAAAACGGGGCGTAAAGGTTTTCTCGTTTCAAACGTTTCGTTACAAAAAGATCTTCCGACTTCTATAGCGGCTTCGATACTTGAGTAAGGTGTTTTTCGTTCGGACATCATACCACATAAGGCAACTTTAGAAGATGTACCGTAAAATGGAACCTGGCCATACAGACTCAAAACACCCGACGATTGTTCAAATTCCCACTTTTCATTTTTCCAATATGCACCCCACCCTATACGAATATCCTCTGGTTTTTTAATACGTAATTGTTTTATAACTTCACTTTTAAGTGTTTCTGGGTCGGTCGATAAAACTTTTTCAGTGAGATTACATATAACACACGAAACGGTTTTATTGTCACTGAGAACTACGGGTTGTAATTTAAACTCTGTTTCCATAGCATATTCTAAATCACTTTTAGGTAAACGAATTGGTTCGTCGTAATATAATAAAATGTTAATACACCCATACGTACTTGGTCCAATTTTTTTAAGAGTATCTTTGCCCCAATTGTCATCTACAAGTTGTAACGCTTTACTATTGTCTATACATAAAACAAGGAGACCATCTTTTATTATTGTATTGTTTGTAAAAACAGCTTCATACCCATCCTTTTCGTAATACACGTTTTCAACTTCACTTTCGAACATAAATTTAGCACCTTTATCTACGAGTGCTTTTTGCATTTTATCAGACATGACTTTCCCCGAAACTTTTTGAACGTATTGTTTAGACATACCCACGTTATCAAAACTTTTTACAAACTCAAACGCTGACATGGTTTCCCAATCAACGCCGTCCATAATTAATGGTAAAGTTTCTATTAAGTTTTTACCCGATTTTGATAACTTCCCAATTGCATCGCTGAGACTTATACTCTTGTATTTCGAAGGTTGTGCTAAAACACGTATTGCGAGTGATGTTAGAGTTAAATAATCCAATGGTCTGAGATTTTTCAGGGTTGTTCTATACACACGTGTATCCGCCGGTTGAAACATATCGTCCCATTTAATACCCATTTCTTCAAATAAACTATTTGTGTTTACAAATGCGTTACCAAAAAGAATTCGGTGTGCGTGTAAATCTCTTTTATCTTCTGAAGGTTCCCACCAAGAACCACCCGCTGATTTTTTACGATCGTATATGATAACTTCGTGGTCTGTTGATTTAAGTATTTCCCAAGCGACTGACATACCAGTTGGACCTGAACCTATAATATGAATTCGCATTTATATAAACATACAAATTTTATTTATTAAAATAAGAGTGATGTTGTATAAGCCTAAGTTAAAAAATAGCTTAAAAAAAAGATACTATATAAAAATATAAAACAATGACAACTCTTGAACAAGATTATACGACCGTACCTGGACAATTATACGCGTGTCTTTCTGTAGTAGGACCGGAGGCGCCACAAAAAAACGATAAGTTTGGAATTAAGATCCGAGGTGCATTTAATTCTAGGGACGAAGCTGCTGCTCATGCGAAACGTCTCCAAAAAGAAGATGCGACATTTGATATTTACGTTGTCGATATGTACAAATGGTTATTAATTCCACCGGATCCGGCTCAAATCGAAGATGCACATTATGCTGACGAAAAGCTCGAGGAATTGATGTCTGGGTATAAAGAAAACCAGGCACAGGCCGCCGCTATGTTTTCTGAACGTAAGAGGGATATGATGGCTGTTAAAGCACCAGGTTCAGAAACATACTTTAAAAGCGGTGATGAAAACTCGAAGTTTTATACGAAACCTGATGAACCTCCAATCAGCCACCCTGGTGAAGTATTGGAACGTCTTCAAAAGGAAAAACCTGATGCCGGTATGGAAGATCTCGTTAAGGAAGCAGATGAGATTGTTGCTCAGGAAATCAAGGAACGAACTGAAAAACGTGAAGCTTATGCAAAGGAAGTGTTGGAAAATGAGGCTAAAGAAAGAGGATTTAATTCTGTAGAAGTCATGCAAAAGTTTGATGATGAAAAATTGAGAATGGAGACAGAAGCTAAGAAAGCTCAAGTTGAACTTTCGGAACAGGCACAGATTAAGGAAGACGATGGTAAAGATGAAGAAGAGGAAGTGACGTCTAAAAATATGGAAAATGTAGACCCGGAGGAGGCGTAAATTAATTTTGTTATTTAAATGTAAGTATGTTGAGTATTATATTAAACATAATCACCATTCTTATTGTTCTCACAATAATCGTCTTATTTTTAAAATTGTACTATAACGTAAAAAATAAAACGGAAGAAAAAAATGTTACTGCATCTGATGTAGTTCAGGATATTATTAAAGATCCTTTGGTTGTAAGTCGAGCGTATTTTACCGAACCTAAAACTGGTAATATAGGTACATTCAAAGGTCAACAAACTCAGTCTCAATACGACTGGGTAAGTGGTAAACCTATCCCGGTCGAAGAATAACTGGTTGCATAGTTTTTCCCATGAAAAATCCTAATAAGAATGCTACAAAAATAATAATATACCCTGTTTTATCTAGATTTGAAAAAATATCGTTTTTTCCCTGTATTTGTAAAGGCGGATGGTTATAATATACAGGTGGTGGTTGTACGTGTTCATAATAGGTTTCGTTATGATTATGTTCATCATTACGTTCTTCTAATTCATCACTGTTTTTATTCATGAATTCGTCTGGGTTATACTCAATAGGTGTACCAACTTCAGCTTCCATATATAAAAAAAGTATCTATTTTTTTAAGCTCATTATTACTCATCTTCTTCTTCTTCTTCATCATCCGAATATTCTTCATCTTCGTCTGTATCATCAACAACGAACCCTTTCAAGTTTCCATTTTCATCTTCATCTGGGTCGGTTTCGTATTCATCGTCGTTATCTTCATCATCTGTGCAAAAATCTTCATCGTCTGTCTGTAATAAATCTTCATCTGAATCGTATTCGTCGTCCTTAAAATCGTCTTCAACGTCTTCAAATAATTCTAATCGTTCTGGTGCTTTAGAAACTCTCCCGGATCTTGTTCTCGTTTTTACAACCATAGTATTAATTATTATACAGACATTTCCTTTAACTATTTTACTCACTTTCACGCTGTTCTATAACGTTATACAAATACTCAAAATACGTTCTTAAATCACTAATAATAGTATCTATATCTTCTAATTCGTCCGTGTCACCTGACATAGAACTGAGCGATATTTCATTTAAATTTTCTAGTGCCCTGTTTAAATATTTTCTTGATAATTCGGTATTTGTCCTGTGTTCGAGTGCTAATTTGATATTTTCAACGAATTCGTTGTGTATATCTTTATTTAAGCCTGAGTATTTGTAAGATTGTCGTACGAGACTATTTATTTCTGATATGATAATGTTATCGGTATCTCTGTTAATTAAAGACGATGCAAAGTATATTACAATAGCTAGAACTACTACAGCTATCATTGCGTATCTATAATTTAGATACTATTTTTTCCGGAAGAAAATGTTCGCGGGTGGTACATTTACAAACTTGTTGAATTTTATTTTTTGTTATTTTAAAATCTGTATTGTGAGTTTTACATTGACTACACATATACGTTGTATGTACTAAATACTCTTTAGATTTAGTTTTAGGTTTAGGTTTACTTAATTCTATACTTTTTACATTAAATGTAACGTCATTTTTTACCATATGTTTATTTATAAAATCTAGAAGTATAGTATTTATGGTACCATCTACTTTATTATTATTTTCATCATCACTTTTCTTTTTGAAAAAAGATTTATTAGGTGATACATATTTCTTAACTGTACCGTCTTTGTATAAAATATCTATAATTTTAGGTGGTAATTGATGTCTTTTACCTGTAAAATCTTTACAAAACCCATAATGTCTCATAATATCAGTAGTAGAAAAACACTTTTGTGCAATTGTTTCTCCTAGTATATGAAACCATACATGATTAGAATTATGGTTACATTTTTTATTTTCACAATAGAAAGAGTTGGTTGATACTAGAAACTGATTATTAGATTCAAACATTTTTGTGATACGCGAAGTTTTCTGACCTTCGAGGTGTTTGTTTATAAAGTTTTGTAAAAGACATATAACCTCTTGGTTTTTGAATTCATTTTTTATTTCCATTTGTGTAAAAGATGAACCTTCATTTGATTGAAACGTCGTTTTTCCTTCTATAATATTTGGTTTTGTACTTTGACTACGTATCGTTGCCGTGTGTAAAAGATTAACATCTGGGTGTGGTAATATAGTTTCGAGTAGCGTGAAAGGACCTTTGTTACCTTTATAAATGAAATAGGGTAAGTATTCACCCTGGATAACTTTACCCGTATTATTACATTCTTTACATCCCTGTCCAGAACACTTTTCATGTTTAGCACGTTTATGTGAAAAAGGCATACGAAAACCACTCCCTTTTGTTTTTCTATCTGAACTACCGTATACGGCAGAATCAACGACGTCTTCCCAATTTACTGAACCATATACTAATTTTAGAGTATCTATAACATGTTCCCTTATAGCTATTGCTGAAGATCTATTCACTGTAAAACCTTCCCAGTTTATATGAACACCTGTTTTTATTAGTTTATTCGAAACCTCTTTCGGTTCTGCTATAGATATTAAAGCCTGTCCAGCACCTTCGAATTTACTAACTTTATCACAAATAATTTTACATATACTTTCTACTTGATTAAGAGTTAATTCAGTTTCATCTTTATAATCGAGATCTATAAAGAAGTTATAATTTTCCGTTTTTTGTTCCACAACAAAAATCTTCTCTCCTAAAGTATACACTTCTACACATTTTTCATAAAAATCATTCAATCTATCAAATGGCACGGAAAGGATACCCCCATCCATGAGCACATGTGATACATTGGAGTTGTTTAAGAACCCCTGTTCTCTACACCATTGTTTAAACATGGTATATACTTATAAAGTATTGGTTTTATTTTTTTATATTCATTCACTATCGTAGTGATGACGCCAAAGTGTTTTTCTAAACGATATTTCTGGATATTGTTCCTGTTCTGATAAAGATTTTTTCAAAACGAGAAGTTCGTAAACTTTATCGTCCTTGTGTAATTCTGCGTACCTTTCTGCTTTATCCTGTGTGTACCCGTGTCTTTCGACGAGTAATTCCTGTATTTGAGATAGTATATAAGCCTTGGACTTCATTATTTAATAGAGAAGGTTTTTCTATTAACAGAAGTTACACACGCGTAAAATTCTGGGTTATTGAGTACGTTTTTAACTATACGATCCCACTGTTTTTTCGTATTAAATTCCGATAAGGTTTCAAAATTCATAAAATCATTTTCATCGTGGGTCCTTTTAATGGGTAACTTTTGTATTTTTTTTAAATTTGTTTTTTGTTTTTCATCGTTAAACTTCTTAACGAGATCATTTTGTTCCTGTTGCGTATAATTTACGAAAAATATGAAGACGTTATATTCTAAATCTACACCCGGACTTTCTTTTACTACAAATTTGAAGTCTGTATATTCACCTTTCTTTAGATTCACAACACCTCTCGTTTCTTCGTCTAATTCTCGTAAGGCACATCTAATAGGATTAGGTATTTCTTTTCTTCTACACCCTCCGGTAACGAAAATCCAATCTTTGAATCGTCGGTCTCGGACAGTGAGGAACTTTGGTTTAGAACCCGTAAACATTACGGGAATGGCTATAGCTTTATATTTTTTCATTGCGCGATTGCAAGTTATAATTGAGCGAGATGATTATTCTGAAGATTCTTCTTCGCTATCTTGATTTTCTTCACTATCTTCATCAACTTGGGTTTCTTTCGGTGTATCTTTTTGTTCAATTTTTTGTGCTGGTCCTGGGACTCTGACGGGTGTTATTTGGGACAAAAATGAAGATATTTTTCCATTCATTCCTTTAACACTTTCCATTTCTTCCCTGGTCGTTTTAAGTTCTTTATACATATAAATAGATGCTGCTATACACATTATAATAGCAACAATTATGGCAGTTTCACGGTCGAATGTAAACATTTTATAGTAAAATAGAACCTCATGTTTTTAAGTTCGTATAATCGCACCCATGTGTACACCGTCTTCTTTTGGACACTCGTATCCCATTTGAGCAAATTGAATCTCCTGGTAATGTCCATCTTTACACTCCGCATTTTGTACGGGTTCTTCGTGTTTAGAGTCGATGAGATGATTCAAAGTTCCGGATTTAGGATCGTAAGTTATAATAAAAATGAAAGCTAGTAAAAAAACTAATTGCCAGAACATTTATAATAAGTGGCTAAATTAAATTAGTTCGAGTACATCAAACCACCCATACCGTTTTCGATACGGAGGATATTGTAACCAACGGCATACATATTACCCGTGAAGGTGTTAGTATCTTGAATAAATCTCGCAGAATCGAGTCTACTAAAGTTGAGTGTACCTGTTGGTTGGATTTTGGCCGTGTCAATACAGAATGGTTGTAAAAATTTATTATCTGCGTCGTCATCGACATTCGAGTTTGGACAGTGGAAATAAACTGGGGCTTGTGTAAAGTGTGGTTTGGCGACCTTAAAGTCAGAAACGTCCGTACCGTTAATTTGGAGTTTGATAGAACCAGAGGAGACGCAATTTAAAGTAGCTATTTTACCAGTGGATGAATTCACCTGAGTACCGGCAATAAACTTAACTGGATGGTTCAACGGGAGTTCTTGAACCTTACTGTTGGATGCGACAATAGAAGTTGTTTGTGTGATGAGCATGTTTTGTGGTGTAGACGATAAAACCGTGCGTTCATCTGTATCGAGGTGGATGAACTGGGTGTATACTTCTGGGTTAGCAACTATAGTTCCGCCCCACGTAATTCTTAATTCAACATCGTGGTATTGGAGCGCGACCAATGGGATCGCAGATTGGGCGTTTTCGCAAAACGAAAACCTGAGTGGATAAAACCCTCGGGACGGTGTTTCGGCAGAAGAAATAAGACCACCTGCTTTGGTACTACCTTGCGAAAGGGTCCATGGGGCGACGTATTGGGAGAATGCAGCATCTTGTGTGTCGATGACTTGACCACCGATCAAAAGTTCAACTTTTGAAATGGATTTCCACCAAGCTCCAGATGCTGTAGAAGTACCAGCCCTTGGTGAAATGTAGACGTAGCCGAGCATATCACCTTTACGCTCGAACCTGATGGTAGACATACCATTAGCGACTGGGTTGCCCTGGATAGTTTGTCTTTCGACAGTTTGGGCAAAGTTTGTGTGACGTTTGTAGTTGGACCTGAAAAAGGAAACTTCGGGTTGACCGACGAGGTGCGCATCTTGGGCACCGATTGCAACGAGTTGAGCAATACCTCCAGACATATTTTATATTATACTAAGGTTTTATTTTTTAAATATCTTCAGTGAAATCTGTATACTGCTTTTTAAGTTCATTGTATAAATGAGATATCATACTCGTGTTTGATGTTTCTAAATCAGAAACATTTATACTTATGAGCTGAGAGTTTATCGAACTTTTTCCCTGTGTTTTTGCATCTTTACTGATATGGTGTTCGAAATAAGATGTTAATTTATACACGTTTGAACTGTCCGATAAAGAATCGAAATCCACGTGAATATTGACTTTTCCATTATAATCTTTTCGTAACCCGATGTAATGTTCGGATAATACCATTCCGTAATTCGCAAGTATGGAGTTCCCCTCTTCCCCCATAGCCTCAGATTCCGGAATTATTATACCCATTATTATATATACTTTATAAATTATAATTATTTTAACTTTTAGACGAATTGACTTAATTTATTTTCAAGTTCTTTTATTTTAGAGTTAAGTTCTTTTATAGCTTCTACAAAGATACCTGCAATGTTCCCATACGCTATACCATACCCTGATTTTTCTGAACCAGATACAGCTTCCGGTAATACTTCGAGTAATTCCTGAGCAACTAAACCCGTGTATGCTATACCATCTTTTTCATACGTGTACCCATTTATTTTTTCTATTTTAGAAACTGGGTCTTCTATAATTTTAAGATTTTTCTTATCTCTCGCATCGGAATATGCAGTAACATTTCCACTTGCATATATATCACCCACAACATGGAATTTATGAGCTGGACTCGTTGTTCCTATACCCACGTTCCCTGTGGAATATTTTATTACCATTTTAGAGTCAGATATATCTGCATTGGGTGTATTACTACTCGTATTTTCCAAACAAAAGTGTAAATCACAACGACTAGAACTACCAGCACCCTCGGCTATTATAGCTGCTTTAAAAGCAGAACTTGAGTTTGTATTATACGGTGTACCTAAAAGTAGTCTCGCGTTATTGTTTTCATTTTGATTTGTTATGACTAAATCCGCATAACCATTATCGTTTCCAGTCGAACCACCAATTACGGTCATTTTATGTCCCGAACCTATATCAGTATCATTGCCTATTGATACCTCACCACCTGAATCGATCCTGAATCTATCGGTACCACCTGTCGCAATCTTAAAAGTATCACCTGATGGAAACCCAAAGAATGTATCTGTATCACCTGTATGTGTAATATAACTAGGAATCAGAGTTCTACCACTACTATCTATATTCAGTCTGTCGATTCCACCTGTCCTAATTACAAACTGATTATTACCTGGAAATCCAAAGTATGTATCTGAATCACCATCATGTGTAATATTACTGCCAATTGTAACATTACCCGTGTTATAGATTATGTCTGAACCAGAAGTTGTCCAAGGACTTGAACCACCACCACTTACGGTTGTCCATGACATTGCACCCCCACCACTCGATGTGAGTACTTGTCCATTAGTTCCAAAAGTACTACTTACGCGTAAACCACTTGTTAGCTGCATAGTACCCTGAACATCAAGTTTATAACTCGGACTTGTTGTTCCTATACCAACATTCCCAGATTCTAACGTGAGGTTATGAGTAACACCAGATGTGAGTGAGTTATTTGATGTACCATCACACACGTAAAAATCAATCGAGTTATCAGCAGAACCACTATTGTGTCTCGTACGTATGAAATGTTTATACTGATCGTTTCCGTTCCAACCAAACGTTATTTGTGGTGCATTAGCCGAAGCAGTATTGCTATCTCCATTTCGAATCAGTATACCACCTGATGAGGCACTGACTGATCCATCTACGTCCAAATATCTTACTGGTGATGATGTTCCTATACCAACCTTCCCAGAGCTTCTATAAATATCTGATCCCGACACTGTCCAAGGACTTGAACCACCACTACTTACGGTTGTCCATGACATTGCACCCCCACCACTTGATGTAAGTACTTGTCCACTCGAGCCTGTAGAACCATTTGCACGTAAACCACTTGTTACATTCATAGTACCGTTAACATCAAGTTTATAACTTGGACTCGTTGTTCCTATACCCACATTCCCCGTGTCATATTTTATCACCATTTTAGAGTCTGATAGATCTGCATTCGCCGTATTATCAGTTGAATTTTCCAAACAAAAGTGTAAATCATTACGACTATAAGTACCAGCACCATCGGCTATTATAGCTGCTTTAAAAGCAGAACTTGAGGTGGTTTGATGTGGTGTACCTAAAAGTAGTCTCGCGTTATTGTGCTCACTTTGATTTGTTATGACTAAATCCGCATAACTACCATCGTTTGAAGTCGAACCATCAACTACGGTCATTTTATGTCCCGAACCTATATCATTATCATCGCCTATTGATACCTCACCACTCGAATTAATTCTGAATCTTTCTGTATTACTTGTTGTAATTGTAAAGGTATCATTTGATGGAAACCCAAACTTTGTATCTGAATCACCTGTATGTGTAATGTAATCGGCAATATCACCACTAAAACCACCACCACTACTTACGGTTGTCCATGACATTGCACCCCCACCACTTGATGTAAGTACTTGTCCATTCGAACCCGCTGCACCATTTGCACGTAAACCACCGGTTACATTCATATTACCAGTAATATCCAATGAGTAACCTGGATTTGTTGTTCCTATACCCACATTCCCAGAGCTTATATAAATATCTGAACCCGATGTTGACCAAGGACTTGAACCACCACTACTTACCGTTGTCCAAGACGGTGGAGACGACGAACCACCTGATGTAAGTACTTGTCCAGATGTACCTGAAGACGCAGTAGTACCAACTGTTAAAACACCCGTAAAGTTAACAGCACCGAAAACATCAAGTTTATAATTTGGACTCGTTGTTCCTATACCCAAATTACCACTTCTGTCCAGAGTCATCACTGTACTACTATTGAGTTGACTCGAGGAGGTAGACCATTTCAATTTTTGACTATCATTGCTATCCATACCATACTGCCAACTCGTCTTGAACCCACCACCGATAGGATATTGAAACGTCATAAAGGGATCTTTACTGGAAGAATTTGTTTCTATAACGAATCTAGCAGGGTAAGACGAATTTGATTGTTTCACGAATAACCCATTATTATCGGATGTAGAACTTGCACATTCTATATGTAAAGGTGAATGTGGACTTGTTGTTCCTATACCCAATTTTCCATCATTCGTTAGTGCCATCTTTGTACTAGTTGTTAAATTGTCGGGGCTACACGCCCATATGAATTTTCCACTATCTGAACTATCCATACCAATAGACCAACCAGTAGGCGATATACCTGAATATTGAAATGTCATAAAAGGATCTTGAGTAGAAGAATATGTTTCTATAACGAATCTAGCAGGGTAAGACGAACTTGATTGTTTCACGTATAAACCATTAGTAAGAGTTGAACTACCTGCACATTCTATATGTAAAGGTGAAGACGGACTTGTTGTTCCTATACCCAATTTTCCATCATTCGTTAGTGCCATCTTTGTACTAGTTGTTAAATTGTCGGGGCTACACGCCCATTTAAATTTTCCACTATCTGAACTATCCATACCAATAGACCAACCAGTAGGCGATATACCTGGGTATTGAAACGTCATGAAAGGATCTTGAGTGGAAGAATTTGTTTCCATAACGAATCTAGTAGGGTAAGACGAACTCGATTGTTTCACGTATAAACCATTAGTAAGAGTTGAACTACCTGCACATTCTATATGTAAAGGTGAAGACGGACTTGCTGTTCCTATACCAATCTTACCAGTATTATCTATGTTCAGTCTGTCGATTCCACCTGTTCTAATCTTAAACTCACTATTATTTGGAAACCCAAATAAATCATTACTAGTATTACCTGTATGTGTAATATAATTGGCAATATCACCACTAAATGAAGATGGGGTTGTCCACGTCATTGCACCTCCACCACTTGATGTGAGTACTTGTCCACTCGAGCCTGTGGAACCATTTGCTTTTAAACCACTTGTTATATTCATATCGGTAATATCCATTTGGTTTTGAATGGATACGTTTGATGCTATTAGACCACTTGTATTGACACTTCCAGATAAAATGTT